GGTTTAAATCTAACCCTTCGATTCCTATAAGTTCATATTCGGCAAATTTACCCACAAATCTTAAACAGGAAGCATATGGATATTGACTTTCAACTCCACCATAAATCCAAGCACTATACAAGTCACCATAGTCTGGATTCATACCACCACCCATAGATGTTACTGAATTTAGACTCATATTAGTTGCTAACCAACCTACCACGTCTCCCGGTTCTGGCTCACCTAAACTTTCCCACAAAGCTTGTGAACACGCTGCCCACCCTACTACACTGGGGTCCCCTCCGTTTCCAACATAATTAGATGCACATAGAGTATATTGTTGTCCCGGTAACCACATAGTCCCCAAATTAACTGGACTTCCATCATTAGCAACCCAGGAATTTACACCAACAGGTGGTCCCCATCCATTAGACCCTGCCTGTTGAGGGTTATCTGGAAATAAAATTTGTGCACTTTCTTGGAAAGGATTTTCAAAGTCACACACTGTCCAAACATAATAAGATGGTGGTGGTTGATTCTGTGCTCTTCTACTAGATACTATGGGTTGTCTTCTAAAACTACCCCTTTCTACACGATTAGGTATCGATACTTGATTTAATTTTTTATTTGTTTTTTTATCTAACATTTTTCATCATTTACAATATAAAGGCACATCCTCTCCAATAATCATTGGTTAGAGTTGTAGGGTTACAACCACCACCATAACATCCCACATTTTGTGGTTCTGGTAAAACACCCGTAAATCCAACAAAACCTACAGACGCTGGATTAGGTGATGGGGTATATAAATTCCAAGTACCGGATGCTGGACCTGTTGTTACTTGATAATAAATAACATCACCTACATTATAATTCTGTGCTGAGTTATAGGTATTATATCCTGTGTTAATCCAAGTATTGTATAAATTTTGACAGAATGGGTCAGACTGATTAACACCACTTAAATCGGTATACATAGGACCCATAAATCCATCGGAAGTTTCTGAATTAGACCCACCTAAACACTCTGGTGGATTACTTGAACAACCAACCCAACTTACATTGGATGGACCAGGTGTACCTATTGCACTACCCGGACCAGGTTTCACACAAACCCAACAACATATTTCATTAGTAACAATATTACCTACACTATAAGTGTAAGTAGGGTCAAAGTACCCTGTAAAATAAGAATCTGATAGAAATTGTACTCCAGTTACATCAACTACTACTTCATTAAAACACTCTTCACATGGACTTGGTTGTGGTGCTGGTCCAGGTCCTGGGCCAGTTCCTGTCAGAGTACAAGCTGGATTACTTTGGTTAGGACATAAATACCAAGGTTTTGCTCGGTTACCCGTAAGAAAGTTTGGTTCGGTATTAGGTCCATAAAAAGGACCACCATTAGCGTTTGCAAAATAACAACACCCATCATAATAAACAAAATCACCAGCATCATAAGGGGTGTTAACATCCCAAACTCCCATATTGTTAACAACATTTACAGTGAATCCCCATGGTGTTGGTGGATTTAAACCTGCAGATTGGTTACCTAAACACACATCACAAGTTACTTCTTCAGGACAATCGATTGTATACATATTATATTGTTTTAAACCATCGCTACATGATTCAAATATTGTTATACCATTATCAAAATCATATAAAGTTACTGGATAACCTATAGCTCCTTGACTACCATCACTAATTGTATAAGCGGTATAAGTTGAACTTACTGCTATAATTTCCCCTACTAAATCGTCTTGGATTGTTCCATCTGGCATTTCTACTTGTCCACCTAAAGGAACTGGTACATTTATAAAATAACCAGAAGATAAATTAGGGTTATTTGTTCCCGTAGAATATGTTTGAAAGGAACCTAACTGACTTTCTGTCACCCCAGTAAGACAAAATGGTGGTGTATAATTTAATGTCACATAATCTTGTGGTTCAACTCCACTATCTAATGGTCCCCAATCGGAATATAACCAGTTCATTGGTAAAGTTGGCCAACCACCCGGAGGGTTGAATGTAAAAGTAGCGTTTGGATTAGGGTCAAAGTTGGGGTCACTAGCATCACTTGCGGGTAATGTTAAAGGTTGTGAAACCGAAGTTATCCCCCAAGGAGCAGACATCTGAATATTAACCGTATAGGTACCAGGATTCCCATAGGTATAAGTTAGTTGAGTTGTAGGATATTGTACTGTTTGACCTGGTGTTCCGTCCCCCCAATCTATTGTCCATTGAAAACCTTGTGTGTCTTCATAAAAACCGAATTCTGTACTATTCTGAACAGTTACAGTCCAAGGTGCACTAGTGGAAGCAGACCATGTAAAATTAGAAAAAGTATCTTTTTGGAGTATCTCACCGTCCCATATACTGTAGTGACCAATATCATTAAAATCTTGTTCTAAAAATACAGTTAGTTGGTTGGAACAAGGTGCGTTATACTGACAACAAGTATAATCAGTCCCATTAGGGTCACCTGAACAATCTACATTAGTAGAAGGGTTATAGTTGGAGGCTAAAGGGTCTATACAATTAACTTCACATTGAAACCAGTAGCTATCTGGACCCGCTCCGGGATTTCCACCAAATATTGGGTTTGGGGTGATAGGATTAAACCAGTATGCACCACTACCTGCAGGATATTCTACAACAGTTGCCCAACCATTCCACTGTGAACCTAATGGATTATATATTCCACTCATTTCTGACGCAACATCCCATACTCCCATGTAAATAGTATCTATAAATCCATATTGCATAGCTAAAGGACATGGGTTTGTGTTAGGGTATACACAACAACAATTTTGTACACCATTATTTACTACACACGGTAAACCACCCGTAGAGGAATAATCACCTATAGGATTTCCATTATAACCATTACAAGGGTCTATAGGCCCACCACCTGGAACTACATAATAATTAAGTGCACTAGGGTCAGTACACCCATATACTGCTGTAGGATACACACAACAATCTGTTGGTGAACTTCCTAGTGGTGTATAACCTGCATAACAATCAACAGCTAAATCATCATAATTACTCGCTGCTGGGTCTGCACATCCTGCTCCAGGGTAAGTGTTACATAATGGACCACCACAATTATAATCAGGGTCTACTATTTCTATGGTATTAGTAAGAATTGTATTTATAAACAAAGTAGGGAGTGTGTAGGAAGGCCCTACATTGTAACACGCCCAAAAAATAGATTCATTAACAAAACTACTAGAAGTAGAGTTTAAATTTATTAAAACTGTGTCTCCATTTTGTGACGCTGTTAATAAATCTGGGTTCGTTTCTACAGACACTTGGGTTATGTCTTGTATGGTTGACCAAATACCTGCTGACCCCCAAACTGTACCAATATTATTACCACAAAGTGTTAAATCTACGACATGTATCTCATCAGGTGGTAACTCAGGACAATTAGTGTCACATAATTCACCATCACAATTATATGGGTATTGTGAGATATCTACTATGGAATTTGGTGGGGTGTCTACTACTGATATATCTATAATTTTAAAACATAAATTACCACAAACGTCATCAGGTAAAGAACTACCACCCTCATAACTTATCGGAACTATTTCACTGTTATTCATATTGACTAACACAACTTCACCTATCTGAGGCCCTTCAGCTCCCCAATTACTATCAAAACCAACATATAATTCTAAGTAACTTGTCCCTTCAATAGGGTTACACGATTTTAGATGAATTCTTGTAAAGAAAATCCCAGTAAAAGTCCCACAATTATCACAACCAACCCCTCCAGGTGTACCAAAAGGTACTGGAGGATATTGTACTATATCGAATTGCAAAGAGGGTTCGTCTGGACTACATACAGCGTCAATATCACCACACACAAAATACTCGTATGCTCCAGGACCTTCCCAACCCACCTCTTGTTGGTAATCCAAAAACCCATCAGGATTTAGTAGACCAACATATGAAGGACCATAAAGATTAAAAATGGCATTAATAGATTCTCCTGCAGTATATAAATCAATCCAACTAGGTAAACTAGGTAAAGTTTCTAGGATTATTGGGTCAATACCTGGTGCAGAAAGACCACCACCATTTTGAGTTACAAAATTACCTTCTGGACACATATTAGTAATGTTAATATTAAGAGATTGATAACACTCAACACCCACACCACACTGTCCAGCACATGGATTGGGTGCAGGCATCCCACTTGGTGTCTGTGGCGGACCATATAATTTTGTTTTATATTGTGAAGAAGGTATTTTTTTTGCGGGAACCGCCATTGGTTGTAGGTTCGCCATCTGAGCTTGTGCCGCAGTAGTAGCTGTAGTAGTACTACTCATTACAAACGCATCATTACACCCAGGTGTATAAACACCAGGTATGTTACAGGTCCATATTTGATATTTGTAAACGTCCATTATGGGTTCATATATTCATAAAATTTTATTGGGTTGGCAAACGTACCACACACTGGCCCTACCCCATCATTTGCACTAAAAGTGTCTTCATCATATTCATTATATTTGTAAGTCCATATATCCCTATTAAAAGTTAATTTATAGTAAAAATGGTCCTGTGCTTTTACTAAATTAGGTATTGTTAAAAGGGTAGCATCTTTATTTAACATTTTTAATATTTGTCCATTAGATGCATTAAAAAATTTACAAGCTACATAATATTCATCTGGAAATACAATATCTCTCTTCTTTAAAAAATTTATATAATAACCTTCATTTATAGAATCTAAAGCTCCGAATTCAAAATTTGCAAATTCTATATCATAATATTGTAAAGGGTTATTTGTTGGGTCTTCTCCAAAAGCTTGTAAATAAGCTAAACCGTCATAATTAAGTGACCCTATTGTATTATCAATTAATACCGTTTGTTTAGTGGCATTATTAATAGGAATAATAATTGTAAAAATTAAACGTTGTGTCGTTGGGTCAGGAGAGTCAAAATAATCCATTTTGAAAAAACTTTTTGAGTATGTCTGTTGTCTTCTATATATTTCTGGCCATGTTATTCCCACATTAGAAAAATCTGTAGAGTAGGCTCCTCCAGTATCGAAAAAATTAAAATCCATCAATAATCTTCTTTGTGGGTTGGAACTGTCATCTAAATAAGTTTCATGTTGGTAGGATGTAGTTTCAAAGTCTTGGATAAGGTTTACAGCATTTTGAATTTCAACTCTTTCCCAAATTTCTATAAGTTGTTCTCTACCTACTTCATCAAAATCCGTAGCTATAGGAAAAGTAATTCCTTTTTCTATATCGTTTATCTTTATTTTAATTCTATTGACAGTCATCTATATCTGGTGGTAAAATTATACCTTCGGTAACAAAGTTTTTATCCTCATCTACAAATACGGGTTTTATATAAAACGGTACCATTTTGAATGGGTAGTGTGCGTCATTAGTATATGGGTAACCTACACCATTAGTAGGTGAATCAAAAAAACCTATATCCAATATACTTCTCCATCTCCATAATTGTTCATTTTGTGAATAATACGCATATTGTGGAACGTATTTATAATTAGGTTCTGTCTCTATAGCTACAGAATATTTTCTTATGGGTATTCGGTGGTGAGACTGATAGGTATAACCTCCAGGTATTTCACCTCCTGTTGGGGTACTAAAAGTACCCGGATTGAATTTAAGTTTATGTGAAATTTCAGAAATAACTCTTTCTTCTAACTCAAATTTATTATACTCTACAAAGGCTCCTCTAAAGGTATCACCCGATACTGGAAATTGTATTCCTACTCCCGTACTTATAATATTAGTGGGGTTAAATGATGGGAAGTCGTCCTCTACACCAACTGGAATAAAATTCCAATCCCATCCGTACCCTAATGAACTCTGGGTATTTTGAGGCCCGTCTGGT